ATAATTACTTTCGTTGATTTACCAGAAGTAATAGTAGGATAAACAGAGGCAAAGAATTGCTCAGCAACGTGATTCGGGACGAACGCGAACTCGTCAAGAAAGAGGATATTGAAGGACATACCTCGGACAGCACTTGCAGATGTAGAAGCAGCCAGAATTTTTGATCCGTTTTCAAGTTCAACATTACCTTTATTCCATACTAAAATACCATGTTGCATCCACTTAGGCAAGTTTTCATAAGCAAGTTGTAACCTGCCTAGTAGCTCCCTAGCGGTGGAAGCCTTGTTTGCAAGGATACCAATATTAACACTATCGTAAAAGATAGCATAGTATAATAGATAAGCGACGACTGTAGTAGATTTACCAGTTTGTCTAGGAAGTTTTGCAATGTTGAACCTGTTTTCATGAAAGTCACGCAGAATTTCTTTTTGAAAATCATACATGCTGAAGGGCACCAAACCCTCATCCAGCGAGATGATCTTGATATAGTTCATCGCAAAGTAAATGGGATCTTTCTTACACTTGATCCACTCTTCAATTTGCTCTTGCGTAAATTGTATTGGGGTTCCCGCTTTCTTTAGATTCGGGTTCCCCAAATATACATCGTTACTTGACACAACAAAACTAGTTCACTACTGGATATTTATCGCTCTAACTGAAAAATCTATTGCAAGACGTTTTATATTAGTTTTTATTTCTTCAGCTGAGTGTGGAATTTTTGGATCAAAAATACAAAAATCTCCAGGTTTTAAATAATAAACTTTACCATCATAAAAAAATCCACCACCCCAATCTTCTTTCCATTCGTGATTTAATATTCCCAGAATTTTTATTGCATAAGGTCTGTCCATTTCATCTGTGTGAACATTATCTTTGCGGGATGAATCTTTTATTGAAACACCACAATAAAAAATTTCTGGAAAAAAGAAATTACTTCCACCATGATCAAATACATTTGTTAGTATAGATACAGCAATGCCTGCTAGAAATTCTTCTTTTATTGTTTTGTCTATAATGTCTAGTTTTGCATGTTTGTCTTCTAATGGAAATCCCATTGGATACTTAAAATGCCAACTACTAGATTCCACACATTTTTGTTTTAACAAAGAAAGTGTAGATAGAGAACAGCAATTTTCTATAATTTTAATCACTTCGCAATTACCGTATTAAAAGTTATTGAAATTCTATCTTCAGATGGGTTGCTATCCTCTTCAACATAGTGAAGCAACCAAGCTGGATGTGTAACTAGAAGTCCAGGTCTTGGATAAATGCGTTGAATAAATTGATTGAATGGGTTATAATTTTTTACTAAAGTATTATCAATTAAGTTTTCAATGTTATTGTTTGGATTTATTAAATTTAAACTAGATCCACCAGTAACATAATAAATGCTTGTAAAAAAACAAGGATGTGTATGTGGGGTTCTAATTGGATATGGTCTATTAACATTTGTCCAAACATGAGAAAATCTCTGCTTGTAGTTTAGACCACAAGCAGAGTGCATTTGATTAACTTGTTCCAAAACAATATTAGCCAAAGATTTTATGGGTTCTGTACCCCACCCAATGAGATTACTTTGACCCTTTAAATCATGTTGTCTTTCAAGGCAGAATTTTTTTAAAGTCTCATTATCAACACCTTCCAGCATTTCAAAACCCAAAGGCATCGCAAATGCATTTTCAATTTGCATAATAAATTATTTCACCACTAGTATTTAGAGATCAAGATCTCCCAGTCTTTTATTTGTATCTGCCATAGCATCTCTTTTGCCTTTGATCATACCGTCAATAAAACCAGCACGGTACTCCCAAGTCTGTCCACCAATATCACCTTTCTTAGGATTGATACATTGGTGATTACCAAGTTTGTTGCAAACTAAACCAGCAAGATCTAATTCACTATCCTTTGTCTGAGCACCTGTGCCCCTCCAAACATGTTGTCCGTTAATCCAAGTCGCCCCGCACTTCTCACACTCTTTCCTTTCTAACTTAAAATCCGAAAAAGATTGATCAGGATCGGTCATTCTTCTTTAGCTCCTTAATTACTTTGTTGTACTCAGGTAGGTCTTTAATAAGTTGTTGTTCCAACTTGCGACGTAAAAGATACATCTTAAAACGGACCCACGCATAACGCAACTGAAGGTCTAGGTATGCAAATAATCTCATCGTTTCTTCTACACCTGCATATGTAATGCATAGAATAACGACTGTGATTACAACGTAGAGACCTAGCATATATGTTACACTCAGCTACAATACAATTATACCGTATGTAGGAAAAAATAGTGTAACGAATAATTAAGATTATTCTATATGTGTAAACGTATAATCAGCAAGCATTGAAAACAGTTGCTGCTTCATGTGTCTCAGGTATTCTTGCTCCTCAGCAGGACGTGCAGGAGAACCTGGCCAGGTTTCCAAAGCGTAACATATGACTGCATACAAAGACTTTACATCATATATTCCCAGTTCTACCTGACAACACCACTCTTCATTATAATCGTGGTCTGGATTTAATTCGCTGCCGCTACTCATTCGGTTAGCGTGCCATGAGCACGACGGATTTCCCTAAGTTCTTCAAAATCTTTCTGCTTAGTTCCACCATCATATGCCCATGCATACCCTTCTTCAATCATTGCTTCGTTAAGAGATAGAGAAGAATCTCCTATGTACAACCAACCGAGTAAGCGACCATACTTGCCGACACCACCAACCAACTCAGTACGGATAACAAGATCATCATCCCCACTAATGGCACCATCCAACTTCTCTTTGAGCCAATTCGTTGCATGGATTCCTAGCTCCTTTTCTTCTAAGTCTCTAGTCCTTTTTTCTGGTGTATCCACACCAGCAACTCTAACTCTCTCCTTCTTATAGAGATCAAATCCGAGATCAATAGTGACATCAATAGTGTCTCCATCAAGAACCCTGTTGATCTCTATCACCCTGAAGTTGTAACAACTCTTCCTGCTCGGGGGTGTCATTGCTCCCATGATCTTGTGCCTCTCTTTCGTCAATACCTAGTATATATTTAATCACCCAACCCACCATCACCAAGAGTATAATCAAACTTATGACTATGCTCCAGGTGACATCGTTTACATCATTCAGGGGGCGGAGGAGGAGGTTCATTCCAATAAGACTTCATGTTCTTATATCTAGGATTGGTTTTCACTTCTTCTGATACCATTATCCCGAATTCATCACAGCATTCACACCATGCTCTTCTCGCCTCTGGCGCACCTAATGCTTTTTTCGCCACAAGAGTTCCCACTCCCTCCAAAGGCGAGCACATTCATCACTCTTTTTCTGCAGGTGCTCCTCCCGATACATGTTTTTTACCGAACGGTTCCCAGTGTTCCCATCCATATTTATGGACAAGGTGCATTCCAATGATAGGAACGAACACAAGAAAAAACCCCATGACGCCAAGGCACCAAGGGGTTTGCATTACTGATCGGACAAACAGTTGAACGTGTGTCATGCTGGATAATCCCAATTGGTTATTCTTTCTGTTCTGTATTGTGGTCCCCACCCACCAGTGTAGATATATGGTACGGTACGAACAGGACAACTATCACCAGTACAAAGAAGATCGTCTACGATTCTCCATGACTCCATAACTTCGTCTGCATGTACAAAGTGCGATTGATCGCGATTGATAGCATCATAAAGGAGTTTCTCATATCCATCAATTGCTCTGTCCTGGGGGTATGCATGTGTTAGTGTTGCTGTTTCTACATTGTCATTTAGTCCAGGACTTTTGATATCCATCCTAATATCCAAATGAGGACTAGGCTGGAGACGCATAACAATCCTATCGTTATATTCGTGTCCATCAAATAATTGTTGCGGTGGTGCTTTCATTTTGATTACTACTTCTACGCATTGGTATGGTAGTTTTTTTCCAGTCATGACGTTAAAAGGTACTCCCTGCCAACGCCAGTTATCAACGAATAAAGTACCAGCGAAATAGGTAGGAGTACCACTGTTAGGATCAACGCCCTCTTCATTACGGTAGCCATCGTATTGTCCTAGGATAAGATTTGTTCCGAGTCTAGTGGCAGCGAGAACTTTTGTCTTCT